TACAATCCTTAAATGCATTACGCTCATAAGGATATGTAACAACTTCAATGCCGCACGCTTCAAATTTCTCTGCAAGCATACGCACAACACGCACGGTTTCATTTGCTTCCTCGTATCCACAGCCAACGGCGCCGCAGTCCCCGGCACCGTGTCCTGAAATTAAACCCATTCTCATATTACTTGTCCTCTCTTTCTCTCTATTAATCGTTTTCTGTTTCTCTGTCCGCTTCTACTTCCGGTAGACCTGTAATACTTGTCAGTACAGATAAAACTCCCGCCAGTACACTGGCAGATGCAACATATTTCCAATCCACCTGTCCCATTGCTGCCGCTGCGCCGATTCCTGCAATCGCTGCCTGTGCCATTGTTTTAATGGCTCTTACCGCTGCCGCCTTTGCCCATTTCGCGGTGTCTACGGATACCTTAAATACTGTGTTCTTAAACATACTATTTGTCCTCCAAATCCTGAATCCTGTGGTTTGCCACTTTTATCTGTTCTTCCTGCACTTCAATGCGCTTTTCAAGTGCGTACGTGCGTTCAATAACATTGTTATGCTTGTCTACTCTCTTTGTAAGTTCTCCCAGCTTGTAATCAAGCAGGGAGCGTGTCTGCCGCGCCTGTGATGTATTGTTAATAATACACACCGCAAGCGTGACTCCGGCAGATAATGCTGCTGAAATAATTACTTCCATTCTGCTTCCTTTCTGTTGCACCGGTGCAACTTTGCTTTATTTTAGGGTAAAAAAATAAGACACTTTCGTGTCTTTCTAATAAATGCTATTTAACTTTTTACCGGCTTTCTAACTGCTGTCGTAGTACACGGCTACCCCCCCCTTTAAGATGCTGTCCCATGTAGTGTTACATGAAAGCTTATACTCTTAGTTTCTGCTAATGGAGAAAAAACAAATCCCTGAATTTTGCTCGTTGTATAGTTTGTGATACTTACGCTTATTAATCCGCTTGTCGCGAATGGCGTAATGTTGATAGCATCAAAAAACTTAATATTATTGCTTTGCGGTATCGTAATTTCAAAGCTTGCCCAATACATATTCCCGTACTGATTAGTCATGGTGTAGTTTTGGGCTGCGGTGTGAAACGCTTCAATCAGATAACCACTTGGCAAGTGGTTAACCGACCAACCGTAAGCTGAACTTCGACCAGAAAGACATGTGCCTTTTGTATCTGTGAATTTTGCATTTTCCGGCACATCTGAATTGACAGTATGCCCATTTACTTTCGCGCTATTTCCCGCACTTGCTGCATAATTTACAGACTTTGTAGAATCTGCTGTATTGTCAACGTTTCCAAGTCCTACATTTTCCGCTGTTATTTCAACGTTCTCTGTGCGATAAATGCTTTCCGCACTCCCCTTAACACCTGTAACGTGTGCTGATGTAATATGCACAAAACAATCTTTTAAAGCTTTTTGTATTTTGCTAAAAATAATCCCCAGCTTTTCTCCGCTACAGATATTTTCTGTTTGCTGGCTTTCAGTGAATTTGACAATCGTATCAGATATATCCCCTCCTTCTGAATCCAACTTGTTCTGTTTCAACTCTGTAATCGTTTTTTCATATTCATCGTATGCAACATATAAGATACTCGATTCAGATACAGTTATATGTTCAACATCGCTTATCATCAGTATCAATCTAAGGCGTTTTTCCGTCCTTTCAGTTCCGGTTGTTGTTACAATGTATTGCGCATCATCACCACAATTATCATACACATACAATTTATCACCATTTTCTGTTGTTACTATAATTCCTATTTCTCTAAAATAATAATCATAGTCAACATTTGGAAAATCTGCGGTTAATACACATTTATTCTCTGTAATATCAATTTTCAATTCAGTCAATTCATATAATTGGTGTACCAACTGTTTTTGTGTGCTAAAATTACTTGGTGGATTACCATCACCTACTACTATTGATTTAAAATTCAAACGATTATTTAATTGCGCCTGATTCAATGCTTTTCTTCCCTCTACCGTTAAATTCAAACCCGACCATGCCATTTTTTACACCTGCCTTATTGTTATAATATTTGATTCTTGTAATACTCCACCGGAATATATATTTCCTATAAGTGCGCTTTCATACACAATATTAATAATCATATTTAAAGGAACAATAACCGATAATAAGTATTCCAATTCTTTGTTTTGACTATCACTTAACGTATATACCGTCAAATTTAATTCATAGTCTTTCAGATTTCCTGAAATTGTAAAATTGTAGCTATCGCCTACAATTTGTTTTACTTTTTCTGTCAAAGTTCTGATTGTATAAGGTAATTTATTAAACCAACGATTTCTTACCCTCATTCTTCTTGTTTCAAGACTTTCATTTGAATCCGCTGTTATTCCTAACATTTTTTCAAATCGACTTAGACCATAATCATCAGCCGTTTCAATAAATCTATTCTTTAAACACTTATCAGTTGCCGACCACATCAGGCTAAATTCAGGATTTTCAGCTTCAAGTGCTGCAACAGGTTCTTTGTAAGTCTGCATAAAAGGCGGTAAATATGAAACAAGGTCAACATCCCTTATCATGCAGAAACACCCCCTAACGCTGGAATCTGATATTTGGTCAAGGTCAGGTTGCTTGTACTACCGTTTATTTTTGTGTTTGCCACATCAAGGACACCTTTCACACTAAGAATCCTTGTTTCAATCTGACTGACCCTGACAATGGTGCTTGTGTTATCTGCCCAAGCCTTTCTTAACTCCAACAGATACGCACCAACAGCTTCTTCTATTTCTGTCTTAGTGTTTGACCAGTTGTAACCTTCATCAAAGGTCACGGTTGTTGTGATATATGACTGAACAGGTTCAGCACTTTTCACACTGACCACATGACCGATTGGTGCAAGTCCATAACCTTCCCCGGCATTTTCCACTGGGTCAAGTTCTTCCTGAATCTTGTTCAGCAATACAGTTGATGCTTCGCCAAAATCCAATGAATTAACAACAGTTATAAGAACAGTACCACCAACGGTCAATTTCTTCTCAAATGAAGCCATATAAACAGCAGAAAGCCATGTTGCAACCTCTGCATCCAGTCCACTTATAACTGAATTGTACCAAGAAGTAACTTTTGTACTTGGTATCATATCAGCCGGGCGAATGTCACCGTTCCAAACCCTTGTTACTTTCAGATTTCCAACACCGTCAATTTTCTTCACTGTTTCAATATAAGCTGCTCTGTTTCCGCCAAAGGACTGTTCATTGAAGCTGTCAAAATAACGCTGTCTGAAAACTTCTGTATCTTCTTCATCTTCACCCGGAATCAATACACTTGTCAGGCTTGCCGTCTGCAAACCGTCAATGTATTCCATTGGTATCATCTGACCCAAATACCGATTACCAGCGACACCTTCTGTTTCACACTGGACCTTATATGTTCCCGGTTCAATCTGTTCAATTACAACATAATTGATTTCATTGATATTGAAACGTTTTCCAATAACATTAATATTTGTCGGTGTGAACTCTCCCTGTAAGATTGCCTTCGTTGCAGGTTCAAGTGAAAGTCCTCTGTCCTTTGCAAGCAAAATCAGAAATTCCCTTGCAGCAGTATCACCGTATGAATTTTTTATCAGATATTCCAATTCAATATATAAACTTTGAAATTCAATGGCGGTTGAACTGTGCAGATCATAAACAGGGGATGACGGTCTTTTGTCAAGTTTGTCAGATACCCGGTTCATCATCCTTTCAAGAATGACTTCATATGTTTGATTTTCATACATACTAAATTTTCACCCCTTTTTCTGCTTTAATATCACCATAAATCGTCTTTACAGTAAAATAAGCGTGAACCACACCCTTGACTGTCAGGTCAAATTTAAAGTCTGTCACGCCTGTAATTCTTTCATCAACGGCTAACGCTTCACTGATTCTGCGTTCCAATTCCGGGCAAACCCAAGTAACAGATTCACCGTACAAGTCAAGAGTTTCAATGCCGTAATACCACGGATATATGATGTACTGATACCGTTCTGTTTGCAGCGTTCTGAAAATCATCTGCTTCATAGCATCCTGTTCATCCACAAGACCCCTGACTGTATCACCGTCTAAATCCATTTTATAAGTTAGGCTTGGCTGTGTTTCAATTTCAAAATCTTGGTCAAGAAAACCAACTGTTGAAGGAATCATTTGCCTATCCTATCCACAACAATGAAGCGTTGACCTTCTTGCTGTCTTATCAGGATGACTTCATCACCAACACCCAAGCCATTGTGAATGATGATTTTCTTCTTTCCTGTGATTTTGTGAGTATGTGCAAGGTTCTTTGACCCTGTGTTCAAGTCAATGTTGCCACCGCTTCCATTGTCACCTTTTACAGTGTGGTTGTGGGTGGAAAGACTGCTTTCAGAAGTCCAGTCAACTGTTACCATTGTGCTGAACTCTGTCACATTCCTTGTAAGAATCAACTGTTTTTCACCCAGTATCATCTTCTGTTCAACATTGATTTTCAGCGGTGAAGCACTCACCACTTCACCAAAATACACATTCACGGGTTTCCCCGCTTCAACCGCTTCCACGGCTGCCCTTTTCAGGGTTTCAACAAGTTCATTTGCATCAGGCAACAAACTCACCCCCTCTAAGTGTCAAATCCATCCAATGTTCACCTTCCTTGTAGGTATGCTTGCACTTTTCAACAAGCATCCAATTTTTCAGTTTTACATCTCCAAGGTCAAGATTGATGACAACCATTGACCCTGCCCTCACTCTGTTGTCACCTAAAGCATTGGTGATTTTCAAGTTACGGGTCTTTTTGTTATACAGTTTCAAAAGGGCATCTGCCTTTGCCTGACCATTTTCACCTTTCTGCAAGGTGTCAAAGTATTGCAAGATGCCCCATTTGTTAATATTGGAAGAATCCTGCGTGCTGTAAACATCAAGGCTTTCTGCGTCCCTGTTGT